GGTAATCTCATTTGATCTTGAAACCAATTTAGAACCATCTTACGATCCATATTGCCACCACCTTCATGTGCTATTGGATAATATGCACACCAGTCATGTGTTGCTAATGATATGCCAACTACGTCACCAACACCTACAACAGAACCAGACCCCATTCTTTTATTTAAGTTTGGATCTTTTGTTTCTAAGTCTATGGCTATCTCATCATACTTACCTAGATCTGGAAAGTCTGTTGGTGGTATCCACTCTGTTTGTGGTTTAAATATCGTTTTCATGTTTACATTCTCCTGCTATTGCCATGTATGCTGCTGCATCAACGTAAGTATCTGCTGTGGGTGCACCAAATTTTGTTCTTGCAACTTTTAGTAAAGCCATCATGACAGCAGCGTCGTGTGCTGTAATTTCTTTGTCTAAATACGCTGTCCATAGTTTTGCTATGTTTGCATGATTTATTATTTTATCGCCATAAGTTTTTGCTCTAGGCCCTTCAATTAATTCTTTCGCTAATTGTAAAGCATCTTCTGTTTTCATATTTTATATCCTTTGTATATGTCTTTTGGTTTAACAATGTGTAAATGATTTTTTGTTCTAGTTGCTCCAACATAAAACAATCTATTTTCATCGTCGGGGTTTTGTTCGTAGTTTCTTTGTGTGCTTCTTGATAGATCTGTCAGGAGAACTACGTTATCCTGCTCACCACCTTTTACTCCATGTATTGTAGATAAAGTAATTCTTGGACTAGAATTTAATTTCTCACCATTCTCCCTCATACGTCTTATATACCTTATTTTTTTCTGCGGTGCATCATCAAAAGCTTCATACCAAACTTTATCTGTCTTCAACCACATCCTTTCTTTTAGTCCAGACATTTGATATCCCGCATCTTTATCTAAATATTTTAGAGAATTTTTTTCAAAATTATTTTGTGTCATGTAAGATGCTATTCTAGATATTTGTTCGTGATTTATATCCACACCCTTACGAAGATTTTCCCAATCGTTTATGGCAGTGTACAAATCTTGTTCCTTGTTTGTTTTAAACTTGTTCTCAAAATACAGTCCTTGCGAGTGTAGTTGTTTTTCTAAATCCTCTAACATAAATCTAGTTCTAGCTAAGACTAGCCAATTACCTTTTGTCATGTTAATATCTTTAAATTCATGATGATATGAAAGTAAACCTTTTTGCATTTTGGGTTGCCACTCTTTTGGTAATCTGTTTTTTATTCTTCCTACAATTTTCATTGCAATATCGTGCACAACCTGCGGTATTCGGTATGACTGTGCAAGTTTCATTACACGACCTGTTTGTGCAATAAAACTATCTACATCTGCACCTGCCCATCTAAATATTGCTTGATCATCATCACCTGCTATGTATGTATCTTTTGTTTTGTCCCATATCGACTTAGCCATGTTCCATTGAGTTCTAGATAGATCTTGTGCTTCATCTATAAAAACAACATCAAAGTCTGGTGATTTATCTGATTTAATAAATTCTGTAATCATGTCCGTAAAATCTATTAAATTAAATTCTTTTTTATATCTGTTTAACTCGTTGTAAATACGTTTAAACTCTGACTCCGTAATATCTTGTGTATGTTGTTTTAAATTATATTGTTCCTCTGGTTTAATACCTTTTAGTTTAGCTAATTGTATAATACGTAATGCATCACTATTTGTGGTAAACAATCCACTCTCATTGTTGTCGTATTCATTATAATCTAATTTCATTTTTAATTTTCTACCTAGATCTTCGTAATGCCTGCCCTGCATTACATTTTCTTTTTTAAGTCCTAATCTTTGAAAAGCCAAAGAATGCAAAGTTCTAAAGTAAGGCAAGTCTTTTTCTGTATAATTAAATCTAGACATGGCTCTATCTCTAGCCTCGTATGCTGCTTTTTGTGTAAATGAAAAATAACCTATACGATTAGGATCTGTTCGTTTTAAATATGTATCTACTTCATTTAATAAGGTTGTGGTCTTACCTGTACCAGGTGGACCAAGAACAATAGTTTTCAAAACGCGTCCTCCTTTTTAAATGGTTTCTGTTTAATTTCTACTTGCTGTTTTTTAAACTGTTCTAATTTTAGAACAGATATTTTTTTCTTACCAACCATAATTCTCACTTGGTTACAATTACACTGTTGTACTAGCCATGTCAAAGTTTCTTCGTGTTTGATGGGCCATTTACGTCTATTTAAAAATTTATTGAAAAAATGTGTAAACTGAAAATAATGATGTCCATCGTTGTTCCACACATTACCAAAAATTATATCATCCTTGGTAGCACCCTCTGCAGTTCTATCTGTGCACCATTCTTCTAAATGTTCTTTTAATTGTTCTAGTTTTGAAGAGCCCTCTGGTGCATCTATCTCCTCCATGTTAGACATTAATTCTTGCACGTATTTATCGTATTCTTTTGCAGTTACCTTAGGTATAAGTTTATTTGTTTGTGCAGCAATAGCTCTTTTTAATAATCTTTGTTGTAATAGATAGTCTACGTTTTCTAATTTTATTCTCTCCCCATCAATGTTTAAAAAATAATATGGTTCTTCTAATTTTATCTTTTGTAGATTAGTTAACTCAGGGAAAAGAACTTGACCCTTTATACCATAATCTCTTTTACTACATAAATTCTTATCACAGTGATTACAAAAAGGATCTTCTTTACATTTAAAACCCAACTCTTTGTTTTCGTTTGATTTTATTTTAGCTTGAATTGTTCTATCATCTAAAGGTCCTTCAGGATGTTTTGCAAAATATTTATAATTAAAAGCGTTTATTTTAGATTGCCAACTATCTGGCCATTTTCTTTTTGCATATTGTATGTATTGATATATTAATCTATCTCTATAATCTTTTATATCTGTTTGTATTATTGTTTCTAAACAAGGAGGACCATCACTGAGTTCTGATTTAGGCCTTTCTATTTTTAAGTCTTGTAATTCTTTTGGTGTAAGAGCACCAGCTTCTACAGCATTTAAAAAAGCATCTATTGTAATTGCTTGACCTTTAGAATCCAAGCAATATCTTGTTGTATTTTTACAATTAAAGTATGGTAAATTTAAAAAATTTCCTGTATCATCTTGCGATTTTAATTCAATTTGTTTTGGAAACACCTCAGCACTACCGAATCCAAGTATAGCACTCAACGACATTAATTTATCTCGCATCAATTTTGCTGGCACAAAATCTGTTGTAAATAAAAATATATGCACTCCACCACTTTTAGATCTACAGACGTATAGTGGCACACCCATTGGTAGCTTGTTTATAATTTTTCTATAGTCAAGAGTGTATTGATCTACATCTATACATCCCCATCTACATTCGTTATCTTCGTTAATAGGTACAATGCCAAGGCCAGGTTCAATACCATTTAAATGATTTTGCCAAAGCTGATCTGTAACTGGTTCTCGTTTAACAAACGATTTACCTTTTATCTTGAGTCCATCGGCACCCTTCTTGTCCACATAGGTGCATCCATGTGCTCGCATTAATCCTGTAAATATCTTTCTAAAAGCTTCCATAATTATTTTTTTGGGGGCGGATCCAGTCTCCCATCCCCGCCCCTCTGTCTTCCCTAGGAAGTTTTTAGTACGGTGAATCGGATTTGGATTCTTGTTCCCCGTGTTTAGCTTCTACAGCGCCTTTGGCTACATTCACACCAAAGTCTTTTGCTATATTGTAAACACCGGCATCTGAAACAGGACCTACCCTTGCAACATCCCAACCAAACCAAGTGCCTTTGTCGTTAGACTGTTGCACTGTTTTTAGTTTATAAATATGGCTATATGTTGGCGGTGTAAACATACCATTCTTGCCTTGCATTTTTAAACCCATCATCATTGAGTTCCACTTTCTACTCACTTTTAATTGAGTAGCTTTCATAGAAATCAAAGCTGTTGTTGGGGTTTTGCCAAGCACAACTACGAAGTGACTTGCAGTGTTTTCAAGATAGTTACCATTAGCTAATCTATCTTTATTAAACTTGTCTCTTGTAGTTTTTGGTAAGTCGTCTCCAGCATCGTATATTTTTACCGGAGCTCCCTGACTCTCACCTCTGTCTTGCCATTCTATGTGCTGTCTTTTGTAATGCACAGGAACGACATCTATCCCTTTCATGCCATCATAAATCTCGTTCGTCACGG